ACTCTGATACTTCACCATACTGACAAGACTCTCCAAACTCACTTTCTATACCAGCAAAAGGATTATAGTTTGTAGCTAAAGAATCTAAACAGCCAATACCGCAGTTTGGATTTTCAACCACAAGCGTATCCATAATCCCACCAGGAGACTCCACTATAAAATAGTATTCATCGTTTGAGACAGGTGAAGACGGGACACCACCGTAAAAACTACCATCAAACCATTGACCATATGGCACAAACTGTAGATCATCTAAGTCGTCACCCCTGTAAAATCCAACTGGATTACATCCAGGTTCAGGTATAGTCCACATGACTTGTAGTTGACCTTGATTTGGTGCAAAAGGAAAACAATCAATTTGACCTTGTAAATTTTCAACACCAGAGCAAAAAGACGGTATACTGTCGTTACCTGGTTGACCTAGCACACATGAGGCTAGAACCCAAAAAATTATTACCAATATATAACTTTTACTTTTCATGGATTAATCTTGTATTATAATCGGATCTATAGCTCTATCAGTTAATGTTATTGTTTTTTGAGCTTTATCTGTTAAAGTCACAGCTGAAGAGGTATAAATAAAGTTTGAAGGCCCTCCAGATGATATTGAAGCAGAAATAATACTATCTAATGATGAAGATATAACTATGCTCATCGCAACCTTCTTTCTGGTATAGTAGCACTTAATGATTTGGCTACATCTTCATTTACAGTAAAAGAACCTCTTAATATAGTCGTGTGAGTATCATCAGAGGAAGTTGAACTAGGAACTATTTGTTGTAAATCGTAAACATATCTACCAGCTGGAACATTACGCATAGTAGCAGCTGTAGCCTTGATGGTTAAAACACCACTGTCTGTAGCAACAAATGGTTCAAAAACATTGTCTGTTCTTGCACCTGCATTTACACTACCTATAACCAATGTATCTCCAGAGACTCTGTTATTATGCACCTGCATCAAAAAAGAAAAATTAGATGTACTAAGAGTTTTAACGGCTCCTGTAGAATCTTTAAGAGTTAAAGTAAGCTCAAACGTATCACCTCGTCGGCATGTGATATCTAATCTTTCTGATATATCTAAATTTACTTTACTTGCCATTACATGGGTGTTAATAGTTGTTTTAATTCATCTTCTTTTGTCATAAGAGGTTGATTTGAAGTAGCAGCCTCTGGTAGCTCTCCTCTCTCATCTTTTCTTTGAGCAATAAGTTTACTTTGCTTTACAGCTTGTTTGTCAACCCTTTCGTCTTTTCTATCTTCTTTAAGAACTTCAAGTTTTTCTTTAAACTCTTGCTCTTCCGTCCTAAATCCTAAAGTAGCTTGAGCTTTAATCATTTGAATTTCTTTATTAAATTCATGTTGCATTTGAGACATCTGCATATCTAGCTGAGCCTTTAACTTCATTTTTTCAGTTTCTAGCTGTGCTTCCATTTGCAACTCTTGTTGTTTCATTTGAGCTGCTTGCTGAGCTGCCTGCTGAGCTGCTTGTGCTTGAGCTTGAGAGTTTTGCTGAGCTGCTTGCTGAGCTGCCTGAAGCCTCTTTTTTCTCCTTGCAATAAGAAGTCTTTCAGCTTGATTTATATCTTTTAGATCTCTTATAGCCATAACGTCTTCTAGATCTATTTCTCTTTGACCTAAAGCTATTTGTATATTTTGTTCTAAAAAAGCTCTGTCTTTATCCTCCATGTTCTTTTGAACCTGAACACCGAAGTTATACATTGGTATTTCTGCAAATCCAGAAAGCACAGCCATGTTGTGTTTGCCAATAGCATTTTTGTAGACTTCTGAAATAACAGAATCTTCTGGCAATACTTGTAAGCACTTAACAATATCAGAGCAAACTTTTTTATAAAGTATTAAAGATGCATTTGTTATATCATAAGTAGCATTATTTGACGCTGCTATAGCTTGTTGTTGAACTCCGACTAAAGCATCTCCTTTCGGAGTAGAAGCGTCAACCACTTCGTTAATACCTGTGACATCACGAATCATTCTTAGGTAATGATTGTAAAGACCTATGAGTTCGTTAATGTTTCTAATTCTATTACCGATCTCTCGGATTGGTGGGTTTTGAAAACCACCCTCTGGGTTTTTACTTCTATAGTAGAATACACCTGTCTGCTCGTAAATGTCATGTAACTCTAACGGCTGCAACTCACCGCCTTTACCGAGCTGAACATTTTCTAAACCTTCAATATCTATAATCAATCCATCTGGCTTAGATTTAGCTACAGCTTGTTGAATCTTTAAATGAGTCAATTGCAACATGTCTGCAAAACCAACACAACTATCCACCATAGATTTTGGTAGCATGTTCTGGATATTGGTAGCTACTACAGAGTAAGATAGATTACACTTAGATATATCATGAATATTTTTAGGCATGTTTGTAGCCAAGCCATACTTAAATATTTTTCCAGTTCCTAAAACATAATAGCCTGTATAAACATTTTCAACCTCCATGTGATGAACCTTACGTTCAAACACACCTGACTTTTTTTCTTTAAATTGAAAACCTTCAAAAAAGAAGTTTACATTTCCATGCCTATTCTCTCTCTCTTGAAAGTGCATGCAGTCTACAGACTTAAACTCAAACTCCAAAACATCTACCATATACTCATCATACTCATACATTTTTTTACCTGTATGCGTATTTAAATATGAATCACCATACCCACCTTTTGTTTTCTTAGCGATCTCTTTATAGTCTTTTTCTGTTAATTCATCGCCAGCTATTCGTTTTAACTCTTGTATCGGCATTGACCTTACATGCCCTGCATAGACTATATCGTTAAAGTAAGGATCGTCAGTATCGCTATGTATAAAGTTTTTAGGATCTACATAAGAAGTACTAATACCGTAGTTTGGATCGTTACTTCTTTTAACTACACACATACCTAAAGCAACCAAATCATTTACACACCTCCTGTACACGCTATCGTTAAAATTATTCCACGATAAAGTCATGTTTGTTGCAATCTGTGCAGCTATTTCACCGTCACTTTTTACATTATTGTCTATAAAGATTTCAGCTTCCTCGTCAGTATCTGGCAACTTATCTGGATCTACCCCAAGAATACTTCCTGTATTTTGTTTTAACTCTTGGAGTTTTGCCTTGCTGTTTATTTGGTCCTGAAGAAGCTCTTTTTGTTTTTGTTTTTTGGATGATGAAAACGGATCAACTGCCTCTAAATTTGGATATGGCTCTCTAGATAGTACTTTATTAACTAATATTTTTACAAATTTAGGTAACACTGGAACTGGAGTGTAATCAATATTAATTAAACTACCATCACCAGAGTTTGGATCTAAATTGTTTAGTAACTTTTTGTATATATTCGTATCCTGAGTTCCATTGGCATACTTCCTGTTTTTTTCAAACATATGATGCCTTTTTGAAAAAATAGAATTTGAATCGTTTCTTTTACCCCATTGTGACTCTATAGCTTTTGCATATCTTAACCCGTATGACTTAGACTCCTTTTCTTCTTTTGGAGCTAGAGGGTCAGGAAAGTTTTTTGAGCCGTTGTACTTCTTCATTTATGTAGAGTATATAATTGCAAATATAAGAAATTAGCCGATGACTTTATATCGTCTAAAAAACTTGCGTTCAGTAAAGTTAGTTTTCTTTTTCTTTTTAGTTTTTTGTGCAGCTAACAACGCTAAACCAGAACTTATTGTAAGGTCAAACTTGGTACGCTTATCTATTTTGTATCCTATCCAATCTTCTAAAGTGTCGTTAAAATACATATTCCCAACATCTCCAGTTTCTCTATTAATCCCTACATGATTGTGTATGTATGATTCTATTGCGTGGGCATGGGCTTGAATTACATCTTGAGAGTTAGATGGGATACCTTTGGTTTTTGACTTGATTGTACTGCTAGAACTTAAATGTTGAGGTCTGTCCATTAAGTAGCCGTCATAACCTCTTGATTCAAAGTATCTTGCTATACCATACTTATTGTTTTCAATTAAGATAGGGTACCCATAAAACACAGCACACATAAGAACGTCTTCATAAAATATTTTAGCCAGTGGAGGCCTAGCTGCATACTCTACAACAAACATATTTGCTGGGTGCTCCATGTTAAATTTGTTATACATATGCAAAGCACCTTTTGAGCCTCTACCGTCAACTGTAGCGTCAAGGTCATAAGAGTCTACACCACCACAACCTATTAACGAATTTGGTGGTATCCTCTTACCTCTGTCTATAAGCTTTTTATTTCTCATTTCAGCTGGAGGCATCCAGGATACTTTAAACCTACCTTTTATATCTGGAGTGAATATTACTTCTGTATCTTGTTTGCCGTCCCTCCAAATAAAGTTTCCTTTCACTACGGGGTTTGGAAAAAGCTCGTCATTGTGCTCTACTTGCTCATAAATTCTACCTACGTTAAATATTGTCCCTTCTATACTATCTCTAAATGCTTCGTCCTCTGTAAATGGAAATTGACGTATAACTTCGTTAAGTTCAGACGCATCATCTTTTAAAGACTCTCTTTCATTTTTTAAAAAGTCTTTAGCCCCGCTAAATATTAACTCTCCATCTATACCGTCTATAGCTTTTTCTGGAGTTTCTACAACAGGGTGTCCATACTTATCAAAAAAACCCTCTAGAGAATCATATGCTGGTATAAATAAACGATACAGTCCAGTCCTAGTCCTACCATTCGCATTCCTCTCCGTCGGATTCGAGTCCTCCCATAAATTCTTGTATTCCTTTCCGCCTTTGTCCATTGGATTTACCGTGCTTCCTACTAGAGCTTTTCCTACGATTTTTCGCCCTACGATCAAACAAGTCCTCTGAATCCTCCATGCGTCTCTTATATCTGTTGGTTTTTCCCATTTTCCTGCCTCGTCTAAATACAATATGTGTAGCTTTTCACCATCGTATGCGTTGTTAGTTGTGTTTTTCCAATTAATAACTGTGTTAAGTGCTTCACCTTTTTGTGTTGTTTTGTTGTTTTTGGTGATACGCTTTGAAGGTTCACGAAAAGCTAACTCCATTCTTGGGTTCGTGGTACCATCTTGTATTGGTTTAAAAAAGAAAGGGTAGTGTCTAAACATGTACACGACCTTTTTCATAAAAATATTCTCTTGAGCGTCTTTACCAGTCTTTGACTGTATACCCATAAGCTTGTCTTTAACCTGTGTAGCTTCATCCACAAGAACAGAACTACATATATTGGTATACCCAGAGCGACGACACTTAGTATATAGCTGACCGATACAACGAGGATCGATTTCGCACGCAGCCATATGTAAATAGATTTCACGTTGAAAGTTAAGAAAATACGGGTAACCAACATCTAGCTTGGTCCACTGCAGCATCATGTAATGCCGCCCCGTAATATATGTAGGTGTACCGTTGTTATAAAACCAAAAGCCCTCACGCCTACGTTTAAACTCCTCTTCGATATACGGGCGAAACTTTTCTCTAAACTCCCTTGGCATTTCTGACCACTCATCCATAGAACGAATACGAGACAACTCTTTGGGCATAGATATCCTCTCCCACATTTGCATAGACTTTGACTTGCTATGTCCGAAAATTTGTTTCTTGGGAGGTGCTTTGGGAAGGCAAATGAGTAACCCACCGAGTTCGATAATTTCACCTTCCGTACCACTGGGACAAATTTTGATAGCAGGGTCTTCATACTCTTCAGTATATAATAATACGCTCAATTTAATTTACTTTCTGCT